CTAGCGAACCGATTTGATGTCCCCAGATGGAGCATCGACCATCACTTGCACGATCCTGCCATCCTTTTGCAAGGCTACGATGATGTAGACAAGGCCGCTTTCGACCCGGCAGAGATTGGCTTGCACGACATCCGCGTTGGGCACCTGACGGCGCGCGGTCATGACGGCATTGGCGGGCGCCACGACACCCTTCGACGCCACCGCCTCCTGCATCTCGCGCAGCGGCAGGCAGTCTCCGAAGGCAGCCGTGGCACCCTGCGCCTGCGCGGCCCAGGTCCACCCCAAAATCATGCCTATGATAGTTAACGAACGCATGAGGGGAATATTGACCCAGCCGCACTGAACGCCGCCTGAATGCAATATCACTTCACCAATTGCTTGGTTGCGACGACACGGAACACCGTGGACGCGACAAAGCTAACGGCAGCCACGATCTGCACGATAGCCTCCGCCACGGCCCCGCTGTCGAGGGTCGAGACATCAAAGCCAAATACGCCGAACGCAATGGCCAAGAGGCCGATGGCATTGGCCCACACTGTGCGGCTGGAAAGAACGGTCTTGCTTTCAAACATGATGTGATCTCCATTTTAGATTGAACTGGCATGAAAGAGCCGCAGCGCATCCGCCTCGACGGACAGGACCCGCTTCTTCCAGCCGCGCCCGAACACGCGCCATGTCGCCAGTCGCGACAGGAAACCCAGCCTCGCGCGTGTCAGCTCCCGAATGAGGCTCTCGACGTTTTCTTGCCGCGTCGCGGCAATTGTTTTTGGACCGATGACACCGTCCATCGCCGCGCCAACGGCGCGTTGAAGCAGACGTGCCGCTTTGCCCGGACCCGAGTTGACGGCGATGTCGAAGACGGCAAGATCGATCCCCGGCGGCAACTCATCGGCCTGGACGCTATCCCAATACTGACGCCGGTATATTGTTCTCGCTTCGGGCGCGCTCAGACCTCGCACGTCCTCGACACTCACCGCTCTTCCGCGAAAGAGCGCCAAGGTCCGTTGCGTGATGCCGAGTTTGGTCGCGCCTCCGGGATCAAGCGGGTGATCGACGAAGCCGCCTTCGTGACGAAGGACGGCCTGAAATGCGAACTCGAATGATGCACTGCTCAAAAGAAAATTCCTGATAATCGATTGCTTGAAAATGGTTGAGGAAAAGCAGGTTAGATTTCGGCCTGCGCGGCTATCGCAGCGCCACTACCGAGATGCAGATAGCCGGATGTCCCGGCGGCTCCGCCAAAAGTCGTTGCCTGTAATCTCAGGATGAAACCCGTGGCCGTTGTTCCGCCGAGAGGTGTTGCGCTGAGGTCCCCCGTGAGGTTAACCCACGACAGGCCCGCATTATCGTAATACCCGATCTGATTGTTGATCGGAGCGGCTGCGACCCATGTGAACCCGCTTGTGCGCAAGGCAGGCGCGCTGCGCATGGGCACCGGAAGGAAGACTGGAACATCAATGATGTTTGTCGAGATGCGCTGCCCCGCGAAAGGCAAAAGGATTGTCGTCGTTCCAACGCCATAGAGACGCTGGTAGTAGCGACGGCAACGATACTCTTCGACATCGTATTGCTCAGCAATCCAGGGCGTGGCGACAGCTCCGATTTCAAGCTTGATGCGCTTGAAGGAGCATGTTGAGCCGGGGCTCAATTTCAGAACGATGTTTCCGGTGTCGCCAGCTCCTAGAGTCACGGTTGCCGACCGGCGTCCGCTGCCCGCCGGAATCGTAGCCGATTTCGACCCGAGCGAGAATGCGAGCGGTGATGACGGCTCTTCCACCGACAGGGTCATGGTTTGCCCGGCGAATGTCACCGCTTCGATCAGGCTCGCCGCCAAAGCAACGTCAATGCCCTGTTCCAGTGAACCAGTCAGCGTCACCTTTCCCGCAGCGTCACGCACCAGCGTGCATCCGCCTGCTCCACCTTTCCAACGATCGAACCCGAAACTTCCAGCGGAAAGAACTCCTCCCAAAAAGCCCCTCTGGTTCACAAGGAAGTTCCCGTTCATGAGCAGATTGACGCCCGCTCCCAGCTGTCCGAGCGAAACGCCGTAAGGAAAAGTCGCAACGCCTGTCTGACAATCGACGGACACGGCATCACGCCATTGTTCGCCGTCTGGAGACACGCGGATTTTGTAATCGTCCGTTCCGATCAAACCCGTTTCAGCGCGCCCGCTATACCCGTCCTGATAAAGCTGAGAGAGAACGTTGGCCTTTTCGCTCTTGTTGAGAACGAAGCGCAAATCGCCGGTTCCGCCTTCGGCAACCGTACGCGCGGTAAAGAGTGTAGCGTTGAGTTTTGCCGCAAGCCGATTGAGATCGTCCACTGCCGTTCCAACGCCAAGGCGATCCAGATTTTCGATGTCACGGCAGTAATGCCCAAGGTCATGCCAGAGCGCTCCGTCGAAAACGAAGATCTTGTCCTGCGCTTCATCATAGATGCGCCATCCCACACCGGGCGTCAAAAAGCGCCAGGCTCCGAGATCGAAGAACGCGATCTCTCCTTCATGTCCCGCGAAAGCCCCTGTCGCACCTGCCCCGACAAGGTAGCGATCGCCTTCCGCCGGTGTGGTGGGAGCCACCGTGCGACCTTGCTCGATGACGGCGAGTTGAACCAGCGCATCGAGCACCGCCAAGGCTTCATTGTGCGTGACATGTTTTTGCGCCTGAGCGGCCGCGAGCAAAGGCAGATTTAAATTCTTGGTGTTCGACATGGATCAATTCCAAAAATGGCGTTCGTTTTGAAATGTCAGGGAACGGCAAGGGTCACGGTGTGCTCGAACCCGCGCCCGACAACCGCGCTCATCTGAGCGATGCGGATGGTGAGTTGTGATTGCGGCGTACCGAAATCCGCCACCTCCTGCGCAGCGGAATAAAGAGCGGTTGGCCCAGTGCTTATGATGGTGCGACGGAGCGACATGCCGCTCAATATGTCGATCTCGTAGCGCTCGCTGTCTTCCGCCAACGGGACATCCACAGGCTCCCACGCATCACCATCCCCGCGCGTTCGGCGAACCCAGGACAGGTGAATGCCATCAGCATCGCGATGTGCTGCAACATGCACTGGACTTAAGGGACGCAGCGCATCGCCGCCGGACGTTGCAGCGAATTGAACCGCAGCCGGATCGGCATGGTCCCGACCGGCGGGACCGACACGATATTGCCAGGGCACGCCCAGGTCCCCGCTTGTCGCCAGCGGCACCACGGCCTCGTCGAGCTTGACCATCAGAGCACCGGCGGGAACGTCACGAGCCGCTTCCGGCTCGCTGCCGCTAAGACCGCGCAAGAAACGGGACAGGCGATAGGTGCGCTCGCCGATCAATTCGGCCCGCGCAACGGAGACGATCTCCCACCGGCCATTTTCACCCTGGATCGCGAACAGGTTCCCGCCCGCAAGAGCCGCCTCGTCATCGATGAATGCAATCGCTCCAGACGAAATCTCGACATCAAGGGTGGCTCGCGGGTCCCAACGCCAGAGTGGTCCGGCCGCGAAAGTCGTGAGAGTTCTACCGACAATCGCAGGAACGTCGATAAACTGCGAGAGTGTATAGCCCGCTCCGTTTCCCGACCGCCAAACAGCAACCGCTCCCGGCCAAGGATCGGCGGCAACGGCGATGTATTGCAGTGCTGTCGGATCACCTTTGGCGGCAGGCAGATCGAGCACCGCCACATAGGGCTTGCCAGGCACCGGCGGCGGGCGCCGAGCCGGCCTTGCACCTGAAGCTCCCGGCGTCTCGAAGATCGAGGGCTCGACAGCCCGGCTGGTGACTTTGCGCGTCGGCCCGTCGGTAATCCGCACAATTCTGTGCAGCTTCGGTCCGGCATCGGTGGGCAGGGAGACGACATCGCCGGGCTCGAGATCAATGCGGCGATGCGAAAGCTCGAACTCGGCGCTCTCACGCGCGGCCCACGCATCCTGCAGCAACGCATCAGCGAGGCGCTGCGCCTCCGCGCGGCGTGTCACGATGGCCAGGTCCGTCCGCGCCTCCCTGCGGCTTGCGCCCGACAAACGGCGCGAGGCAACAGCGGCGCGCCTGTAATCGATCTCGCCCTCGGTGAAGCCAAGTTCCACCTGAAGCGGCAGCTCCGTCTCCTGCGAGCGGCTGAGTTTGAGGGAAGCTCCCTTCTCGTTGAGGATGAGATCCTCCTTGGCGATGGTAATGGCGCTTCGTCCCCCACGTCCGCGCCACGCCATTTTTCCGCCGCTAGCAACGGCATCGACCCCGAACAATCGCGCCAAAGGTTCGAGAGCGGCCCGTGCCGACATCGGGCGGTCGATCACGTAACCATCGACGAACCCATCGAGCGGAATCGACGATGGCGTGCTGACACCAAAATCCTGACAGATCTTCGCAACCAACCGGTCGAGCGCCGCGCCTTCGATACGCCCCGTGATCCAGTGACCGGTTTCCCAATTGGCCCCATCCGCCCAAACGGTATCGAAGTCGGGGAACGCAGGAAACGGTCGTGCATCCCATGCCCATACATAGACATTCGCGGGGTCGACCATTCGCCCGCTATAGGACGACGACGTCGGGTTGTCGGCGGAGGCGAAGCCCGTGAGCTTCGGATCGAACCGCGAGAGAATGGCCTCAAGGCCACGGGCCTGCGAGAGGTCGTCCCTCACACCGCGCGAAAACGGCGGATAGGCAGATTCGGAAGACTTCGGATCGGGGAAGACATTGGGTCCGTTCGGACCCTTGTCGACAGCGGGAATGCCAATCTCCGTGAGCCAGATCGGTTTCGATTTCGCACGCCAGGAGGTCGTGCCGATCTCGACACCACCCACCCGTTCGACGTGAGAGTTTGACCACCATGAGACAAGATCCTTCTGGCGAAAAACCCACGGCTTGCCATAAGCGCCATCCGTGATGGCGATACGCTGCTGCGCATTTCGCCCGGATGAATTGGCATAGTACCAGTCGAAGGCTTCGCCTGCTCCGAGACGGCGGCGCAGGTAATCCGTGTCATACGCGCTTCGCGCCTCGGCGAGATCGCGATGATCTGGCCCTTCACGCCAATCCGAGATCGGCGGATAATAATCGATGCCAACGGCATCGATGTCCGCATGCGCAAAGAGCGGATCGAGAGGAAAGCGCACTTCCGCACCGCCATTGAGAACGTGTGCGCCATATTCGGTCCAGTCGGCTCCGTAGACGATCTCCGTAGAAGCGCCGAGGATGGCGCGCACATCCGTCGCCAATTTCTTCAGCTCCGATACGGCGGGATAGACGCCGGATGCCGAACGCACGCGCGTGAGACCAACCAGTTCGCTACCGATGAGAAAACCGTTGACGCCCCCTGCTTGAACCGCAAGTGACGCATAATGGAGAACGAGCTTGCGATAGCCCGAAGCCCGCGTGAACCAGCGTGAGACCTGCGTTCCCGCAGCCGCCGTCCCATCGGGCGATCCGGCTTCTCCCGGCGCCGGGTCGCAGGTGATGCGTCCGCGCCAGGGATAAGGCGGCTGGCTCGATCCGCCATAAGGGTTTGGCAGCGTATTGCCTGCCGCAACATCCATCATCACGAAGGGATAGAGAATGACTTCGAGACCTCGCGCCTTGAGGTTCTTGATGAGATTGACGACAGAGTCGTCGGAGGGCGTTCCTCCATAGGCCGGGGCCCCGCTTGAAAGCGAGACTGCTTTCGCGTCCTCACGCGCGATCCCCGCGACGGACCATGTCGCGCCATCCGTCGTCTTGGTCTTGATGTCCACGCGCGGCGCAATCGTGCAGCTCCCGGCCCGCAAATCGTCGCCAAACCAGCTCACGACCAGCGACACGCGCTTGAGATTGGGACACAGCGCCTGCATCGCATCGAGCGAAGCCTCGATATCGCTCGCGCGCTGCCATTGATGGCGGTTCTCGGGCCTGGTCGAGCCAAGGCCCAGCACCTGCATCACCGGCGTCTGATCGTAGCCGAATTCACTTGCACCGGGAATCAGGCATACCGCGCGGATCATCCGATTCAAGCCATCGACGGGGCGGACGATCTCGAAGGAAAATTGCGGAACGCGATTGCCGAAATCGACGAGCGGCAACCGCTCGAAGACGACATAGGCCAGCCCGCGATAGGCCGGTGCGTTTTCAGCGCCTTCTTTCGCAACGATCAAGGCGTCTGCATTCTGGGTGTCCGAGCCGCGATAGACGCGCATCACGATGGTGCTAAGGTCCAGTTCGCGCCCATCGGCCCACACGCGGCGCACATAGGCGATGGATCCTTCGCAGAGACCCACGGCGAGATTGGCAAAGTAGGAATAGGAGACTGTGACCGTCTTTCCTCCCTTCCCGCCCATGCCCTTGCCGCCCTGGCTGCCCGAACGGTCGGTTTTCGTATTGACGGCTTCCTCCAGCCGCGTCGCCCAGATGAGCTGGCCGCCGATGCGCGCGCGGCCATAGATGCGCGGAATCGGCGCGCCCTCCGTGGAGGTCAGGCCGTCGATCTCCTTGAGGCGCGGCCCCTCGACGATCTTGGTGCCTTCCGATCCCCCAAGAAGCGCGTTGTCGATCGCCGCGCCGGCCAGGCCGCCCAGCGCGCGGCCTGCCATCGCGCCCAACGGGCCCGCGATCATTCCGCCGACGACGGAGCCGACGGTTTGAAGAACCATAGTTGCCATTGTCAGATTTCCGGAAAGCGAAAAGCGTGAGAGAGATGCCGGCGCCACCACGGACCGATGGCGACTTCGGTGACGCACGCGCCGTCATGTGCATGGATCATGCTGGCGGGCGATGCGGTGATGGCGCAGTGTTTGGCGGGAAGCCCGTGACGCCAGCGGAAGAGAAGAACGTCACCCGCCGCCACGTCGCGCGCATCGATTTCGACGAGATATCGCCGGGCGGCGGCAACGAGCGTGTCGGCCCCGGATTCCGCCCAATCGGGCGTATAGGGTGGCGGCAGCTCCGGCTCGACGCCGAAGACGTCCCGCCACACGCCGCGTAAGAGGCCGAGACAATCGCAGCCGACGCCTTTCAGTGAGGCTTGATGACGGTAAGGCGTGCCGATCCAGGAGCGCGCATGCGCAACGACCACATCCGCGCTCATCGGAACATGCTTCCGCCATCGAGGCCGGGCTCGCCCTGCTGCGGCATGCGGATGATGAAGTCGTTACCGGGCATATGCGGAAAGCCGCGGAAGTTCACCACGTTCTTGAACTTCGCGCGGCAGGTGGCATGCCGCTTGTCGCAGCCTGCCGTGACGCGGAAAGTATCGCCTGTCGCGATCTGCTGGGGCGCGCGCTGCCAAAGCTCGAACTCCGCTGTCGAGCCCGCGCGTCGGTGCACCTTGATCTCAACAGAAACGTCCTTGTTCGCGCCGCTCGTCCAGGTGAGCCGCCCACCCGTGCACCAGCCATCGGAAAAGCCGATGCTGGATGCGGCGATCACAAGCCAGCCATCCGTGCGTGTCACCGTTCCGTTATCGGTGTAGGTGGAGCTCGCGATATTGATGCCGCATTTCCCATCGCCGAGATCCGCCGCGCATGTCGCGCGGAAAAGACGGCCTTTCTCTTCATCGAGACGATGCGTGAGCCCCCTCACCTCGGCGATAAAGGTGCCATCGGCGCGGCGGATTTCGCCGATGGAGCCGATATCAAGCAGAATCCGCTCGGCCACATTCTCCCAGTTGACGAGCCAGGTCTCGATACTCGCGTCATCGTAGAGGCCGGAGGAAATATCGTCCTCGGTCAACCCAGCGGAAACGAGCGCACCAGAGACCTCGCCGCCGCCGACGGCGAACCCCAGTTCGGCGGTCGCCTCCGCCGCTTCGAGCCCGGTGCGTGCGGCGAAGGTGACCGCCCCGAAGCTGAGATCGCGGTCGTGGTCCGTGAAGCCGAAAGTCACTCCATCGCGGCGGATGAGTTTCCAGCAATGGCAAAGCGAAGTCGTCCCGTCCGCGAGATGCGCGGCGAGATCCGAAGGGATGGAACGCATGATTTATCTCGAAGCTTACGGAACGATTTCGATGAGCGGGATCTGCGGAATTGCCCCCGCCTCGAAGGCGGAAAGATCGATCTCCAGTTCATCGGTGTCGAAGCGCACGGGAACGTCGAAGTTGAATCCCGCCGTGATGACGGCCCCTGCCGCCGGCGCGCTCGTGAAGGTCACGAGGCCCGTCGTCGGATCACTATTGAAGGCGGAGCCAACCAGCTGCTCGACTCCGTTCACCGCGACCCGCACGCTGCCACCGACAGGCTTTGCGATGGGGCGTTGATAGGGAGAGAACGACGATCCGTAAGTTTTCACAAGCTGAAACGTCACCGTCGCGCCATCGCCCGTGCCGATGCGCTGGTCGAGAGGCGTCGGCTCCTTCGATGGCGGGCCGGAGCGCCAATCGGTCCTGTCGCGGAAGCGAAAGCCGATCAGCCTCCCGCGCCTCTCCTCGAAGAAAGCGATGACCGCGTGCAACGCATCGATGCTGCGCACGCCGAGGCCCGCATCATACCGGCGGCGGGAATTCGCCCAGCGGCTGTTGCGGTGCTCACGGCCTGAGGCCAGCGTGACGATGTCGGTGCGCCGCACCGGCCCGCCTCGACTGCCGAGGCTGACATCGAGAGGGAAACGAACCTCATGAAAATCGGATGCCATAATCGAAAGCTCATTGGAAAATAAATGAATGAAAGTGCGAACGAGATGAGAACCCTCGTTCCCTCTTCAAAGAAGAAAGCCACAAGTCTTGAATGAGGCGGCCTACATGCCGCGCTGACCGCGCGCGACGGCGCGGGCGAGGGCCGCGGAAACCTGCGCCTCGGAGCGCTTAAAGCTCTCCGCATCCGGGGTCGTGACATTGACCGTCACGTTCATCGCGCGACCACCGCCACCGGAGCGGACGCCGAGACGTCCGTCGGGCCCGCGCGCCAGCGGCATCACTGCCTCGGCCCCGCGCTCACCCATGACGCCGAGCCCTCGCCCGAGCGGAAAGTAGGTCGGCGCGCCGACAACACCGCCTTGCGCGAAAGGCATCACCATGCCGCGCGAGAAGACGCCGCCATTCGCGAAAGGTGACGCACCGCCGCCGAAAAGCGAACTGAAGATCGAGGAAATCCCCTTCGACAGAGAGCCGACAAGCCCACCGACAAGATCGCCGAGCCCGCCAATTCCAGTCGGAAGCGCCTTCTGCGTATCGTCCCCGGTGATCCCTGTCTTGATGCTTTGGCTCAAGGCGAGCTGCAGCGGCGCCATCGCCAGGCGCAACCCGCCCTCCACCAGGGATTGCCGAACCGATTTCAGAACGTTATCAAATTTCTTCCCTTCGGCGATGTTCTTCGCAAACGCATTCGTAAGCGAGTCGCCGAACTTGTCGGAGAGACTGATGAGTGTCTTGAGCTGGCGTTCGCGATCCTTGGCCGAAGCCTTGAGTACTTCATCTTCTGGCTTGGGAAGATCGGGCAAAGTTCTATCTCCAGTGCTTTATGTGGCTCTTGCCGTAACGTTGCCATGCCTTTTGACAGCATGCATGCCTCGGGCTCCGATCCAAAGCATCTATAAGACCCCCAACATGACCTCCGATCAGTGGAAGCGCGTCCAAGCTGAGTGCTACTTCGAGGCCGAAAAGGCGACGGCAGCAGCAGATCCACGAAAGGATACGACGATCAGCTGGCGAGGGGTCTACAGATCCTGTGCAGCGATAAAGGGCGCAACCTTTGTAGGGATGACCCGGATCTCGGACGAAGAATGGAAACCAATTTGGACGGCATGCCGCCAAGAAGTGTCTGAGGCCATCGCCACGCGCCCAGCCTCAAAGGAAAAAGAGGAAGTGAGGGAAGATATGGAAGTTGAATGCTATAAGCGCCGCGGCATAAAATTCTACGACCATCTCTTCTAAAATCAGTCTGACTCTTCGTATCGAACCTCGAACGGCTCACGTTCGATTACCTGTCTGAAGCCTCTCCGGACAGGTCATCAGGAAACGCAGCCATCATGCGCTGCATGTCATGATGAAGAAGCGGCACTTGTTTGTGCCCTCCACTTAAACCTTCCCACGCGATGATAAGCTCGCGTGGGGTCGCGCGCCAGAAGGTGTCCGGGCTCCACCGCAGAACGCCGAGGCCGAGATGCATGGCCTCTTCCCATGGAAAGGCCCGCTTCTCGCTCATCCGCCCTGCGGCTGCGGAGGGTTTGAGGAAGCGTCCTGCGTGCCGAAGGTCGCCACAAGCAAGGCCGCGATAGCTGCGGCGACAGGAGCGATGCCTTCGCTCAGCGGCAGGTTCGCCACGTCGCCGTCACTCAATGAATGCCCGCCGCCTCGTAAGCCGATGGCGAGGATCGTCAACAGATCCCGGCTCGACAGGCGGCCTGTTCCAAAGCGTTCGGCCAGGGCCATCAAGTCCTGAACGCCGAACGCATCCTCCAGTTCGGCCAGCGCGCCGAGAGTGAAGCACAAGGTGTAGCGCATCGCGCCAAGCTGCAGCGCGACTTCACCGCGTCGTTTGTTGGACATGGGCTTCTCCCGTTCAAAGCGCCACGAAGGTCAAGGCACCGGCGGATTCGAATGCCATCTCGAATGTCACCTCGCCCGCATGGTCGCCACGATATTCGAGGCTCGTGATCTGGAACGGTCCCTCGATGCGCCCGAAATCGGGAACGATGATCTGGTAGGTGAGAACATCGCCGTCGAAGAACACCTGGCGCATGCGCGCGTCCGAAGTTTCATCCTTGAACACGCCGGAACCCGTGATGCCGGCCCGGCGAACGCCGGCGCCCGCCAGCAATTCACGCCAGCGCCCGGCGGAATCCGCGTTGGTCACATCGACCGTCTCGGCGTTGAACGCGATCTGCCGCGTGCGAAGTCCGGCAACGGCCACAAAGCCCGTGCCGCCATCGCTGATCTTGATGAGAAGGTCCTTGCCTTTCTGAGCCGACATGAAAAATCCTTTTGTCTTGAAATGATCGAAAGCAATCGTGCTGGAGCGCTCACGCGGTCTCGGTGACGGCACGCAGGCGCACGATCACGCGAATGAGACGGCTGTCCTTGTCCCGCTCGGAGGCGATCTCGGTCACGCGCAGGTTCACGAGGCGGTGTCCTTCGAGGGTCAACGGCGCATCGTGAAGAATGTCCGCAAAGCGCTCCGCGACAGAAAGGCCGGATCGGGCGCTGCCCTCCTGCGACCACACCACCAATGAAAGGTTCTGCTCGTAGCCGTGGTCGGAACCGGTCGACCAGTCGGTCGCCTTCACATCCCCGAACACGGCATAGACCGGCGATGCATCGCGCGGTGTCTCATCGAAAAGACGAAGCGCGCCGCCCATAAGGGCGCTCAATTCGGCATCGCTTTCCGCCACGTCGAGAATGGCGCGACGCAAGGCGAGAATGGGACTCATCATGCGCGGATTTCCTCGACAAGGCACACGAGATCGCGCCGCGATCCATCAGGATCAGACGCCGCGCGGATGGCAAAGCGGCGCAAGCCGCACACAAGCCGCATGGCGGCAGTCACGCCTTCGCGATAGCGCAGGGTGATCTTGTGCGTCAGCGCCTGTTCCGGCCGGTCGGCGCGCACGCGCTCGACACCGGAGAGCATTTCCATCGCGCCCCACATTTGCGGGCCGGACGCATAGGACCGGATGACGCCACCGAAACCGTCGGGCCGCTCCAGCGGGAGTTCAAGAACGAACCGGCGCGCCCGCGCGCCGATGGAGAGAGGTTTTGCTGTCATGGCGATCTCAAAAGGTCAGAGGCGAGCGCGTTGGAACGGCGCGATGAGCGAGAGGGCTTCCGGCGGCATCATCTGCTCGCCGGCAACATCGCCTCGGTTCTCGAACCAGCGGGCGACGAGAATTTTCACGGCAAGCCTCAAGGGCGCCGGCACGGCTCCAGGATCGGCCCCATAGCCTGCCCGCAGATCGATGAAGATGCCGTTCCGCGCCCGCCCAGGATCGGGAGCGTTCGTCAAAAAAATGCGCGGCGGATCGCTTAAGGCCTCCACCTCGAACGCCCCGGCAGGAGCGTCGGAAGCGATGCCAAGGGCATCGAAGACCTGAACGCGCGTCACGGCGATGAGCGGCGACAGAGGCAGGACAATCGTCCTCGCCTGCGGCCATGAATCGAGGGCAATGCGCCAGCTCTGCTCGATGAGGATCCGACGCGAGACAGCCTCCACCATCAACCGCGCGGCCTTGATCAGGCCGGAGATCAACTCGTCCTGCGCATCGTCGTCGACGCGCAGATAAGTTTTCATCTCGGCAAGCGTCACGGGCTCGACGGCGGGGCCGTCGACGAGTATCGGATGCAT